AAAGAACGATAGTATTGAGCGTATGTTTGAGGAGGCTTGTGATATTTTAGGATACGATATCTTGAAGGTAATCCAGAACGGTCCAAAGGAAAAGTTAGACAGCACGGAGGTTTGTCAAGTAGCCGTCTACTTAACCTCCTTGGCTTCGTATCTTGATTTTGTGAGTAAAAATCAACATAGGCAATTTGGGAAGGCGGCTGGTTACTCGTTGGGAGAATACACTGCCTTAGTCATTGCTGGGGTGATGGATTGGCGTGATGGTTTACGTTTAATTCAGAAACGAGGTAACGAAATGATGATCGCTGCGAAATCTACCCCCGAACCCCAGGCCATGCTTTCTGTGATTGGTTTAGACGATGCCTCGATCGATCAAGTATGCTCGAAGGCACAAGTAACTGTGGCTAATCTAATGTTCTCTAAAGGACGTGTTTTGAGTGGATTACAACCAAACATCGAGCGAGCAGAAGTTCTTGCGAAGAATGCTGGTGCAATGAGGGCGATTCGACTGAGTGTGAGTGGAGCCTTCCACTCACCATACATGCAAGGTGCGGCTGATAAATTGGGACTTGCTATTGATGAGATTGATGTCAACGTAGATGCACCTGGACGTGTTTGGTCTAATTTCACTGCACAAGAATACGATTTCTCAAAAACCAAAGATTTGTTATTGAATCAATTGACAGGTACTGTTAAGTGGGAGACGCTAATGGGTAATACTAATAGCGGGTCGTATGTTGAGTTAGCCCCAGGGAAGCAATTGAAGAGTATGATGAGACGAATTGACAATAATTTGTGGAAGAAGACTTCGAATGTTTAGATCATGACACATACCTCTTAAGCAGTGTGATGTAGATGTAAATATTACGATCACTAATAGACACTCCTAAGTTGCGACGTATGGAGTCAAATATAAGTTGATATTTTAAAGTAATATTACAAATTAGTTTACCACAAAAAGCATATGAATTGGGTGCATATTTTGTACAGTACAATCAAATATTCTTTTATTTAAAAAAAAAACATACCAACACAACCCACACAAGTAGTAGATCTCATACACAACCCACACAAGTAGTAGATCTCATACACAACCCACACAAGTAGTAGATCTCATACACAACCCACACAAGTAGTAGATCTCATACACAACCTACACAAGCAGAATACCTACCGTAGGCGCTGTTGAGCTTAGGTTAGGCTCGGTTGATGTTGTTGATGTGATGGATGCTGTCGTAGTTTCGGATGGATTATGAAATGGAATTTTGTGTTTCGATTTTAACATAATTATTAATGTGATTACCATGGGGTACATTGCCTCTAAGATAAGACCCTTTGACATAATCCCAAGTGATGTCCATAAGATAGTTAGGAAACATGATATATTGCATTCAACGTAGAGTAGTAGTAAGATCAAAGGAAACATTGAATACGCAAAGAGTATGTAGCTACTCCAATCAACGCCTTGAGTTTTCACAATCAATGATCCGATGTTAAGTAAAGCTGCACCAAAGGTCCACGTTGCGTAGATACCAAACGTAAAGTTGGTGAGGTAGCTCTTTTTATTTGTTGATAAGATCCAAAGCAACATGTTCAGCATAACGAGCACAACACTTGATACGATGAGTCGATCGGAAGTAAAACAATATACCCAACCACAATTAAGTACAGCACTAGTTGTGTAGAGAACAAGATTCAGTCCATTATCCATAAAAGATGAACAACACAGCATGGCGTAGATAATACCCCATATAGCAAAAGTTGGACTACTTGGGGTAATGAGAAGTTCGTACCGGTCACTCATCGAAGCAATGTCCGATCCTAGAAAGTAATTTCCAGCAATTGTGCATAATGTGATGAAAAATTGGAACCAGTTTTCTTTTTTGAATGCCAATGTCATTTGAAGAAGTGTATAGTATAGAAGAATTTTTATTTTCAACACATCGATACATCATTACAATAACATATAGTATTCGTCGGGGTCTATTGTTTGGATATGGAGATGGATATGATTGTTAGATAGCAAGCAATACAACAAGCGCGTCCAACTCAAAATTAATGGTAAACAAGAATATTGTCTACATGTTTATTGAAAAATATAAAGAAATGATTGATTTAAATTTGTTGGTTAGGATGATGATGGCGTGTGCCAATGACTTTATTTGTATGCTAATTTTCTTTCATTATAAGACAATGATTTCATCATTCACTTCTGTCTTGTTTGTTACCTTTTGGTAAACCGAATAACGAATCAAACCAAGTACATCTTTCAATACATCATCAATTTCACCAACTTCTTCGCCATCTTTTTTGTTTAAAAACGATAGAATATCACCAATTTTGAACGAATCGTGGAGATCCATATTCATACGTCGAAGTATACCATATTCAGATTTAAAGCTAGGAAAGATGTTGCTTAGCAAATTGGTTTCCACACAAATCATACTGGACTTCTTTTCAATAATTTTATCAAACCACGTATAGTTAATTACATTACTCGAATATTCCATCGTTTGTTCCATCAAATTGTTCTCAACCGTGTACGCCATACCAGTCGTAATATTCTTGTGTTCAGTATCAAAGACTTTTGATTTGGATTGTAGTCTCAAGAGAGACTTATTTTTGTGCTTGATTTCAGTCGTGGAGCCTCTTTTCTGGAATAAATCACACAAGGCATTGCCGTCAAAGTCAATAGTAATCAAGTGACCATTCTCAGCCAGTTGACAATTTAAATTGAGCATAAAGTTGTCCAAAGTTTTTGAATCCTTAAGCACCTGTCCAAGGGTAAAGTTGCACATCACGACGTTGTAGGAATGTGTTTTATTGAAGTACTTATCTACATCATTCGTTGCCAAATTGAATACTTTCTTCTGTTCACTAAACTTCAAAGGAATCGATATATCCGACATAGCTGTGTTGATGATCGGGGGTTTTGTTCGTTTTGTCTTGTTCTCAAAGGCAAATAGTGGCGATGATAGATTTTTGGTCTCAGAAATTAATTGGTTGATCTTGGAATTAGAATTCATGATATTTTTTTCATTCACATCAATAGCCGTTACCTTATTCACCATTGCTCCAAAATACAACGGGAACATTGTCCCATTATTAAAGTTAACCTCCAACACCTTACGTCGTGAATATTTATTCAACTTATGATTGAACTTTGGTAGTAGGTATGTTCTTGTTGCCCTTGTCATCAACGAGTTCACAATAGATTGGACTTCATTTGAACTGGTGTTCGCCTTTTCATTTACCCCAGGTCCATTCTTAAGACCTCGAATTCTTGTCCAATAATCTTTGTTCGACTTGGAATTTGTTAACGATTTGATTTGTTCTAATGATATGCAATCACGATAATTTAAACATGAGCGCAGGAACATCGTATCATCACCGTATCTACACCTGTAAGTACCCCGATTCACGATTTGAATGGGCACCCATTTCTTATTAAAATGGTTGTCCATCCGAAGTTCAAATGTTACGATATCCTTATCTCGTATAACAGCACCATCGGGTGTATGGGGGAACGAATTATCATTCACATCAATATGACAATCAAAAACCTGTAAGGATTCCATGTAAATCGTTTTGATCATTTTAGTATACTCAATATTATTGGTATACAGTGCAGCCGATACAAAAGTGTTATCGGATATAGTCTTATCAAACATCAAGGTGGGTGCGCCATCTGGGTTTTTGACAAATTCGATATGGAAATCTACCCGAATGTTTTGCTTTTCTTTAAACCACATTTGAGTGTGTGGGACATCGATAACAGTTTTCGTGGATGTTTGATGTTTAAGAGGGACATAGCAAATTCCCTCAACGTCTTTAGGTGAATTATCTAAAAGCAACATAATATTACACCAAATTATATCATCAGATGTTGATTTCGTAGATAAAATAATCTTCGGTTCGATGAAAAATTTGGGCAGGAATGAAATAGTCGACATCGAGGCCTTCTTGATCACCTTATCAACGTCTTTCCAGTAACCTACTAAGGACTTCTTCACAGCACTCTTGTATTCACTTTTGGTTTTAAAATTCTCAGGTTCTCCCATTAAATTTGGAATATCCACACCAAACACAGCACTCGATATCTTTGATAATGTCAGTAACCTTGTTGTTAAGCTTAAAATGGTTTTACTAAATGTTGTTTTGCTTAACTGCGATTGTCCCTTCAGAATCAAAACATCCTCCATCCAAAAAGTATTCTTACCCTTATATTTCTTAATCTCCCCATACAACACAGTGTGTTGGTATTCATCCGGTACAACAATGTCTACACAGTATATTTCATTTTCTGAGTTGAAGCAATACACCTTGTCCAACAACACAACATACGAACGGTTGATTTGAAAACCAAACGTTAGGTAGTTATTGGAGATCACATTCGTTAGTTGTGACAACATATTGTATTTCGGTAAATAGGTTGCCTTCGAGTGTGCAATCTTGTACAACGCATTATGATTTTTTGGTTCGATCAAATGACTAAACCCACGAACGAAAGCATCCATTTCTATTTTCGTAATAATCCTGTGTGAATTTTGAAATACCTTGAGGATCAGATCGGTCACCGAAATAATACTCTTCGAAATAGTTTCCTGGTCTTGTTTCGTTAACTGCTTAGCAATCTCGATATCAATCTCAACCTCATAGGTTTGAGGTTTCGAAGCGAGGTCTGATAGATTCATGATTTGGGTTACCTCCGAACAATCAACCTTGATACAATAGGATTTGGTTTTTGCCAGGACGAATGAATTTCTGGTGATTAATCTCCCCACACATCCTAAATCGTTTTCGGTGATTTCATTTTTCTCCGGAAGTTTTTCTACACGCTCTGTTGATGAACGGATGTAGAAATAATAATCATTCTGTTGGAAAAACAATTCAGGAATCAACGTTTTGATACAAACATCATCTCCCCGATTTAAACAAACTTTGAATAAATTTTTCATCGAACCAAACAAAGACGCATTCGTCTCTTGCAAGTAGGATGTCACATTTTCATCAATCAAAATTCTGTATCGAATATTAGAATCAGATTGACTATCGCATGATAATTGAAAATAGTACTTCGACTCTTTCGATTTACAGCTTTTATCCAACACTGAACACAAACGTCGCATCTCATTCATATCCCATTTGTTCTTATAAATCACAGTTTCCAACTCAATAACAGTTTTATCCGTAATATAAGTGTTCAATTTACCAATAATATCATTGATGTGATTCCTATCGTTTGATGTTAATTTTACCATGACTTGCTTGTTTCCTATAGATAAGAAAGATAGAATTCTCATAAACGATTTTCATTTTTTTATAAGAACGTGAATGCTGGGATAGCCGTGTTGGGGGAAGTTTATGAAACATTTAATACATAAAATCATGTATGTTGATATCTTTTCCTTTATCATTATATTATATGGCCGCCAAGTTACAACTTGTATTAAAGGGGAAGGAGAATTCGTATCTATCATTCAAGCCGACGAATTCGTTGTTTCAGTCTTGTTATAAACGATTGACAAATTTTGCCATTGAGTCCGATGAGTTATTACCATCAATGGGTAATGTAAATTTTGATTCGAAATTTGAATTCGTCATACCAAACAACGGGGATTTGTTGAGCAACTTGTACCTAAAACTTGATGTCAATATGGATACGGAAATGGTAACAGGTATAACATGGGTGAATGCTTTGGGTCATGCTATGATTGATTTTATAGAGCTTAGGCTTGGGAATACCTCGATCGCCACATTGAGTGGGAAGTTACTTGATATTCAAGGTGAATTTCTAACTCAGGACAAAAGGTGGGGCTACGATTGTATGGTTGGTAAGATGGACCGGGGAGATTTTTTCGATAACCTTGAGAATGAATTCGAAAACGTGAGTAAGAAAAAAACATTACTCGTTCCACTTCCGTTTTGGTTCACAAAACATGTATCAAACGCATTCCCCTTGTATCGCTTGAAACAGAATGACCATCTAAAGGTAGTCATTAGATTATCACCTTTAAGTGAATGTATTCTGAACAAGGATCAGTATTCTAAATACACGTACGAAGCGAGTGTTAAGGCTTCGTTAATAACTCATAGTATTCATCTTGAGAAGGATGAAATTAAAACCCTGCTTTCTAAAAATAAAGTTGTGGAAATAATTGAGCAGTATCAGTGTACGGAAATTGTGATTCCTGAGAATACAAAGGATGTAAAGATTGATCTAAAGATGAATCACCCTATTAACGAAATTTTTTGGGTCATACAACGAGATGATAGGAATGATCTTAGTACCGAATATAGCGATAATGAATCTCTTGAACATTTTGAAAACATACATTATGGTAACGATGAATTTAATTATTCATCCAAACTACCTTATTTTCAGCCAATCCAGAATATTTATAAAAATGTTAATGACAGTGAAGCCACATTCCATCAAGCAAAATTGCTTTTCAATGGTAAGGTAAGAAACAAGAAATTAAGTTCTGAATATTATCGATTCATTCAACCATTTCAATATCATTCAGTTGTCCCGAAATCAAATATCTATTGTTACAATTTTGGTATAAATAGTGATCACTTTCAACCAAATGGATACTGCAATTTTTCCAACTTTGATTCTATAGTATTAGATCTAAGTTTTGCTAGAAGTAAACATAGTAAGAAAATAAGCGTCTTTGCCTTGAACTACAATATCATTCGATTTGAAAATAAAATGTACAAGCTAATGTTTGAGTGAAAAATGTTTCTCAATTGCATAGTTGATCGCATAAGGTGTAGTGTATGCTTTCTTGGTTAGATTTATTTTATCAAGTAAAGATGATCTATGTATCGTACTTTCTGATGTAGAGCGTAGATGTAGTTCCAACGCAATCATCATAATAGAAACCAAATCAGCATCTGATATCCCAACAATATGGTTCTTTTCAAGAATTTTTTGAAGTTTAGTCTTTGAAAAAATAACAGGTTTTAAAAAATGTTCACATGCCTTTATCATTATTGTATATATCAATCAATGTATAATGATTGTACAAAAAGATTTTTTTATTTTTATAATTGTATTTCAAATAAACATGATCTATCCATTTCTATACGAATCCGATGTTGAGTCTTCACCCATAACATTGGGGGGTGATATCACTTATGATTACAATAAAATCGACACCGAAAACTTACCCCAAGCCAACGGCCCAACCGAACAACGATTCAAGGAAAAATACATCAAGTACCGTCGTAAGCTAAAGGCATTGGAAGAACAGGACGATGATTTTGTACGTGTTGGGGGTGCCTCTTTGGACGAAATCGACACCGAAAACTTACCCCAAGCCAACGGCCCAACCGAACAACGATTCAAGGAAAAATACATCAAGTACCGTCGT